GTGGTCCCCTTCATATGCAAGTAGATCTCATCCGCCTGCTTCATCGTCATCGCATACCTCTCCGTCGGATCCATTGTGATAAGCTTTGGATCGTTCAGGAGCGTCGTGTGAATCTTGACCCACTCGGGATCGTTCCTATTGATCGCCCGCTGCTGGGCCACATCCTTCAGGCTCTGCGCATGGATCTTCGCAACCTCAAGCTGCGTCTCATTATGTGCATCCGAGATGGCCTTAGCTTGGGCCATCTTCTGCTTCTCCTGCTCCTGCGCCGTCTGGTACGCCTGCGAAGAGCCCGCCGCCTCTCCCGCCGCTCCCAGCGCCCTGCCAAATGCCGATCCAGTCCCACCCCAACCTCCCTGAAGCAGGCTCGACGCCGCCGCCAGCAGGCCCGCCTGCATCCCCGGGGCAGACAGCACACTCATCAAGCTCGGCTTCTGCTGCAAATTCGACCCAAGATCGCTGCCATCATCTGTCGCGGTTGCCACTGGAGGTCCTCCAAGACGCATTGCCGTTCGACCGGGTGCCGCGGGTGCTCCAGCCGCCGCTTGCGGCGCCCCCTGGGGCTGCGCCCCAGCCATTGCCATCGCAGGCCCCCCGATCGCGGGACCCTGCCCACCGAGGGCCATCTGCCCTTCTTCCGTCCTCCGAGCCAGCAGCGCCCGCTCGATCCCCGGCCTCTGCGCCTCGGGGAAGCTCGGAGCCTTGTTGAACGACTTCATCCGCTCCGTGATTTGCTGCCAGTCCCCCGCGTTGATGTCGTCCTTCAGCTTCGCCAGATTTCCCTGGCCCGTATTGTAGCCGAAAGAGACCAGCGCATCATGCTGCCCCTGCGTCAGCGGGCCCACATTCTTATTGAGCCAGTCCGACAAGGGCTGTGTCTCAGCCCGCAGCCGCTGCTCGCCTTCATCCTGATCAATCACCTCATTCCGATTGTTCGCCTTCGAGCCCCACCCAATGGAATACTGGCTCCCATCATAATACGCGTGCGGCCTCCACGCCTCTTTCCCCTTGATGTAGTCGATCCCGGCCTGGGACAAGCCCATGGGCGTATCGCTCGCCGGCTGCTGCGCAGCCGCAGCCGCGGGCTGCCAAGCCTCCGTCGGCTGGATCCCAAGCCAATCAGCGGGCCAGAACTGGTCGTCGTCTGCCATCAGCCGAACCTACCTCCCGGCGGGGTGAACAGCGGCTGAGCCCCACGGGCACCCATGATCGCGTTGAGGAGTTGGGCCATCGCCGTCGCCGCGTGCCCGGGCACCATCGGATGGATCGCCTGCGGCGAGCCCGGTCCCGCGTGCGGCATGATCGGCTGCGGCGTCGGCGGAGCCTTGAAGGCCGCCAAACCCGCCAGCGGGTTCCCAGCGGCTTGCGCCGCCGTCGAGGGCACCCCGCCACCTCCCGGCACACCCGGGATCCCAGGTGTCACGCCCCCAGTCGCTCCCGGGCTCTGCGTGCTCGTGCTGAACGGAGCCACCGTGGTTCCCGGCAGTCCCCCGGGCAAGCCTCCCGGCATTCCCGGCGGAGCGCCACCCAGCGAGACTCCCGCCATCGGGTTCACCCCCATGTAGCCCGTCTGATTATCGGGGGGCGGCGGGGTGGGCGAGTTGCCGCTGAACGTCGGAGCCGTGCCCGCAGGGCTCTGCCCTCGGAGCATCGCCCCCAGGTCGAACGCCGTCCCGCCAGGTCCCGGGCCCATGCCTGGCATCGCCCCTGGCATCGGACTCGGCGTCGCGCCGGGCGTCCCGTAGCCGGCAGCTGCGGCTCCACCCTGCTGCTGCAACAACGCCAGCAACAGTGGCGCCATATTGGGGTCCATTGTGGGATCCATCAGTCTCTCCGCTTCTAGAGCATCATTCCTAGCTCAGGCAATATGCTCATCAGGCCGCTGCCCATGGAGCCCAAGCCGCTCCCAATACTGCCGAACATGGACCCGAGGCCTCCGAACATAGACCCGAGGCCACCCGCACCACCGGCTGAGGGGAACATCCAGTTGAGGAACGGGGCCATCGCCCCAGCTCCCGCCAACCCGCCCATCGCCTGCTGGAACGGCGAGGCTGACGGCACCTGCCCCTGCGTGGTCGTTGTCGTCGTCCCGCCCGGGAGCGAACCCAGGAAGCTCGAGCCCAACTCCGTGCTGAGCCACGGCAGCATCTGCCCCCCATAGAACTGGCTCATCGCCGCGTTCATCTGCTCCTGTGTCATCGCCTGTTGCATGCCCCCGACCTGGGACATCACGTTCGGCGCGAACAGCTGGGCCTGCTGCATCAGCGGCACCATCCCAGCCGCACTCGTCATCCCCTGAACACCCGTCTGATACATCTGCTCAGCCAGCTGAGAAATGCCCGCATTGGTCCCAATCGCCGTGTCTCCAATGGCCTTTCCGACGGCGAGGTCGCCCCTGGTTCCTCCTCCTGCATATTGGCCTCCTGCGATGGTGCTCCCGCTCGTCACAGACGGCAGGATGTTCTGGAGCAAGTTTCTGTTTGCCAGGCCCGTCATGGTCCCAGCAAGGTTCGTGAAGTTTGGGTTCGACGCGACATCGAGCATCTTCGGGTCGAGCAACGTGCCCAAGGCTCCCGCGCCCTGGGAGCCCAGCGTGGTCCCGGCGCCTCCCGCGGCGCCCACTGCCCCAGCCTGGCCCTGCTCCTGCAGCGGTGTGAAGCCCGCAACCGTGGGCCCCTGATACTGCTGGAAGCCCTGGCCAAGCTGACTCTTGACCCGCGGCATCAGCATATCAATGATGCTCTGCTGATTCGCGCTCGGAGTCTGAGTGACCTGTTGGGTCGTATTGACGTTGCCGCCACCACCAGACATTAGTGACCCCTTGACCTACGAACATTCTTCGACAGATACTCCTTGGGCGAGGTGTAGCCGAAGCGCCTCAGCGCCCGCTTCCAGCCCACCCGCCCAACGAGAATGATCTCAGCACCCCCATTTAGGAGCACGTAGCGTTCGGCCTCCTCCAGGCCCGCCTTGAAGTGGCGCCAGAGGTTGCTCCCCGCGAGGTAGATGATCCGATAATAGCTCTCCCTCTCGTGCCGGTCCCACACACACAGGCCCAGGACCTCGATCTCACCTTTCTCCCCAAGCGCAATCCAGGGCTCCCACATGCCCATCGCACACCGCTGGAGAATCACGTCCGGTGAGTCGACCGTCACGGGCCACTCCGGGTGCGTCTCGAGGAACAGCTTCAAGTCCTCCCACATATACTTCACATCGTCCGGCCGAATCCGGCCGATCCGATTCGGCTTCGAATGTGGGTCCTTCGGATCTGCCACTATGTGGAGCATCACTTACCTCGCCGGAGGTTGGCTGCCCGCCACGCCCACGTCCCCCGCCGCTGGAGCCACGCTTTTTCGGGCCCCTTCGAGGCCCTGGAGGGCTCGAACCCGAGCGGCATCGAGCTCCTGGTCTCCCTCCTTCGTTGTCCTAAGCGCTTTGAGCGTCGCATCCTGAATCTCCCTGCGCCAGTGCGCGTTGCAAGTCTCAATCACCTCGTGCTGGAAGTACCAGAGGCCGCCGCCTCCCGCAATGCCCCCAACGGACACCAGCATCAGAATTAGCGCAATCTGTGCCACCTTCTCCTCCTACAGCTTCTGCCATGCCCCACCCCTATACTCGTAGATGCCCCTCCCGCTCCCCGGATTCCAATCCGTACCGTCGGCAAACGCGATGTTGCCCTCCCTCGGCTTCGCCGGAGCCACATGCAACGGCTTCAGTGCCGTGATGTCGTGCTCCTGCAGATTCCTCGCGACCGTCTCGAACTCTTGCTTGGCCCACTCGATCACGTCCGCCGTCGAGGCGGTCTGCTGATCCGGGGGCCGGCTGGGGATGAACTTGACCATCTCACTGATTCCCTAAATCGCTGACCTCGAGGTCCATGCCTTGGAGCTCCCAGGCGTTGCCATCCTGGCTCGTCACATTGTAGGCCAGCAAGCGCCCATTCGCGGTGAAGTCAAGGTATTTCTGCGTAAGGGGATTAAAGGTTTGCGAGGGCTGCCACGTCAGCGCCCCGTTGATCTGCTCCTGGGCCCCGCACTTGATCGTCAGCAGCGAGCTCCCCTGGACCTTCGGCCAGACCCGACTGAGCAGCTTGCGTCGATCATAATTCACCAGCGGGTTCCCTTGACGATCTTTTCCAATAATTGCCAGTCCCTGTCGTTCAACAAAGCAGAGAGGTGTAACCCCGTCGAAGAGGAGCCCTTGGTCAAGTCTATACAGCTTCCCGGCTGAAGGACTAGAGAACACGACTCCGCGGGACCCTTGGGTCCCCCAAACTCCCGTGTCTGTGCTCCAAGGGAACGTAGCCAGATTCCAGGTCCGGCCCGGAGCCGCAAGGATAACTCCAACGTCGGCGTAGAGCCCGTTAAAGTCACGGAACGTAACCGTGTTATAGAAATAGTTCCAGATAAGGGCCTTATTTGGGAGGACGTTTCCGCTGCTGGGGTAGCAGAACCACGCTTCACGCTGGCTGATGTTGTCGAAGGCGAACGCGCTGACGAAGTTGGTCGCGTCCATGTCCGTGAAGAGGAAGTTCCGATCCCTCTCCTCCAGAATGCTCTGAGCGCTAAGCCTATAGCCCTGATGCTGGATGACATCATCCTGGGTCACCACGAAGTGCTTGGAGCCGAATTGGATGGGGCAGTAGCTCCGAGGCGTCAGCGTCCCGCTCGTCGCGAGGATCATCTCGAAGCCCATCACATCCTGACCCCCGATGTAGCGCATCACATGCGTCGACATCCGCTTGTAGATGATGAAGTAGTTGCCCAGCATGTCGCCGCCGAGGATCTCACCGCCCTCCACATCCGTCAGCTCGATCTGCCCCGCGTCATGCGTGGCGTCGCTGGGGTCCCACGTTGCGGGCACTCCGCCCAGCGGGGCCTTCGCGCTCCACCACACCATGTGCTGGCTCACCACCCCACTGCTCACAATGTTCAGCGCCACCAGATAGCTGCCGAACGCCTTCACCATCTTCGCAGTTGTCAGCGCGGGCCAGTTCGCCAGGTCCGCCAGGTCCGTCACGCTGCTCAGGGCGGGCCAATACTGTGGCTTGTCCGTGCCGTTGTTCAGGATCGGGACGCCCCCAATGAGGCTAAAGTTCCAGTCCCACTGGTTCGCCGCCGTGTACGCGCCCGAGGCCCGCGTGATCGTATGGTGCGTCCCATCGTACACGTACGCGGCGGTCTTCGTCCCGTAGAGCCAGAAGTTCTGCGTCGCGCTCGGGACCTGGAAGACCCAGTCTGGGCCCCCCAGCGGGCTCCCGTACACCTGCACGTGGCCCAGGATCCGCTGAATGTTCCGCTTGGTGAAGCGCACATTGTTCCCGTCCGTGAACGCCTCAGGCTCAACCTCATGGTTCGGCCGATCCTTGATGACCCCAAGGGTCCCAAGGTTCGCCAACGTGATGACTTGCGGCATCCCAAAGCTAGGAGCCAAAGCATCCGATGCAGCTGACCGGGCCATCAGTTATAGTACTCCTCAACAATGGCAATGCCGGCTGCCCCGTCTCCACCCGCGGTCGTGCCAGCCGCGCCTCCGGTGCCGGCGGCCCCAATCGCATAGGTCGTCGCCGTCGGCGCGTTGACCCAGAACTCCACATACTCCCCGGCGCCACCGCCAGAGGCGGAGCCGTTCGGGCTCGTGGCAAACGCACCCGCACCGCCACCACCAGCGCCTGTGTTGGGGGCTCCAGCAAGGCCCACGGGCGTCCCAGTCGTGCCCGCGCCACCACCACCACCCCCGCCGAAGGGATTCACTCCGCCGTTGCCGCCCGGACATCCGGTGTTGCCGCCAGCGCCAGTTATGCCAGGACCGCCCTGGCCACCCTGGAACCGCGCGATCAAGTTGCCCGTTCCGTTCGACCCCCCGGTGCCGCCAACACCACCAGCCACCGGCGGGTTGCTGTGGCCGCCAGCACCGCCCCCTGCCGCCGTCCACGCACCGAAGGTCGTCGTGTTCCCCGGATTACCATTGTTCGTCAGGGAGGCGCCGCCACCACCTCCGGAGCCGCACATCCGAACCCGCCACTTCGTCACGCCTGCCGTCGGCGTACACGTGCCGGAGCCCGAAAGGAACCTCTGCGTGGTGGGGACGCTCGACCCGGCCAGCGGCTTCCCCGACATCAGCTGGATCCACCGGACAACCCAGTTGCTCGCGCCCAGGCTGAAGGCCTCGAGCTCATCTCCCGCCGCGGCCTGGAAGTCGACGCCCGCGGGCAGGATCATCGAGCCCGCGTTGTAGGTGATCTTAGGATTCGAGGCGAACCTCAGCTTCCGCCGAACGCCCGCCGCCGCGGGACCGAAGCTCGTGATGGGCCCCGTATTGCCCGTCACTTGGATGTTCTCACTGGTGACGACGGACAGATCCACGGTCCCCCCGCTGCTGACGCTCTGCTCCGGCTGGTACAGCGCGAGCGGGGTCACCGCGTCCGTGTTGTTAGTGCCAGTTCCGGCCTCGGCCTGCGTCGCGAGCTGCACCCGCCCATGGCTGCTCGTGGTCGCGAAGGGCACCGTGTTGTCCAGCAGGAGCCACCCATTGAAGGCCGTGCTCCACACGAGGGTGAGCGTCTGCCACTGGAAGCCAAACGAGTACGTGGCGGACAGCCCGTTCAGCGTGTTCGCCCCGGGGTCGATCGTGACGGGGTTCGCCGAGCTGTCGTATTTGACGACCTCCACCATCCACCCGTCCGCATTCACCCCAACCGGGTTCGGCAGGGACACGGTGGCCGCGCCGCCCGTCGCGTCGATGAATTGAGTCGTGTTCTGATCACTCGGGAAGAGGACCGTGTAGCTCCCAACGGTCTTCTTCGTCATGGGAAAATACCACGCCTTCCCCGTCCGTGGGAACGTGCTCTGGCACACGAGCTTGATCAGCCTCAGATGATCATCGCCCTCCGACTCCAGGTCGGAGACCCCGGGCAGCGTCGGGCTGAAGTCACTGATGTACGTCGCGGCTTCGATTGGCATGGTCAATGTCCATCATCTATCTCAGCATCGCTGACACCAGCAGGAGGCAGGCCAACGCCCGCCTTCGCCCACACCACACCGCCCATCTGCGGGGTCGTGTTGACGTGCTTCTGCTCCTCGTTCTCCCTCAGCAGCCGGTCCTGGCCCGCCGCTTCCATCTTGACGAACTCCCCGTACGCGCCCGCGTCTCGGAGGCCCGTCGCGAGCAGCTTGCCCGCCCGTCCAATCAGAATGTCCGGGCTCCACTTGAGCCACTTGTTCTCCACGTTGCTCGTCAGGACCGAATCCCGGGCGTAGTAGATCAGACGGATCGCATAGTTGTTGTCCGGCGTCGGAAAGATCCGAAAGTAGTAGCCGACCCTCGCATACGCCTGCGGAATCTGCTTCGATCCCGTCAAAATCGCCGAGGGCTTAAAGTTCCGCTTCAGCAAATCATACGCGTCCTTGCGGAGCTGGACCTCGTCCTCCGTCGGATAGTCATCTGGGCGGTACCTCAGCGGGAGCTCGTCACATTCCGCGATAAAGTCCGCCGGGATCTCGATCCGCTCGTCTCCGATGGTCGTTCGGACAAGGGAATCCTCCTGGAGCAGAAACCAGGGCCGAATTGGGCCCATTTCGAGCTGATTTTGCACAAATTGCATCATGGTAGCGATGTTTGCCAGCTGGTCCGTGCGGAACCCTAGCAAAGTCTGCGCAATTCCTGCCGCGTCGTCTCGGAGCATCACGGTTGTCCCGGTTTACAATACGGATTCTGTGGAGTCCACGTCCCACCACCCCCCGGATCGCCTCCCCAGGATCCACCTGCCGGCGGATCATAGGCCCAGACGACATTTTGAGCCGGATCCCCGGCCCAAGCGGCCGCCGCGGCCATGTCTGGGGTGAAAACGCTCGAAGTCCCGCCCTCCATCTGCCAATTGCACGCCACTCCGAAGGACATCAAGACCTGTCGGAGGGTGAAAAACACCCTCAGGACGCCAATTCCGAACGGAGCCAGCGTCCGGAGCATCATTGGCTCCATGAAGGTCCATTCGCGGAGCACATTTTGATCCGTCGGCCTCGGATTTGGCCGGACATTGCTTCCTTGGAAGGCCGCGAACGTGATTCCGCGCTCCCGATCCCCTACAAACGTCTGGAAAACGCTCGGCTTGTCCACATTTCGGACGTTCGGAGGCCCCAACCGCATGCTCAGATGCCGCTCATTGCTGCCCTGGAAAGCCGCGAGCGTGATTCCCTGGTCGAGGTCTGTGATCGGGGTCCAGAAAACGCTCGGCCGGAGGTAGTTCAGCGCTCCCACCGGCTGCTGGAACTGCCAAGGCCGCTCATTTGAGCCCTGCCAAGCGGCCGCCCCGGGGTCCGTGACGACCACTACGACCGGGAGGACGGGGAAAAACACGTCCTGGTACTGGATTTGGCGGGGCTGGGTCATGTGCGATAGACCCCCCGACCCTCACGGAAGTACAAATTGACGACCGCGCTAGCAGCCACGCCCAAAGTCCCCGTGTCCGTCAGGAGCGCCGGCACGAGTGCCGTGTAGCTGATGACGATTATTCCTGCGGTGCCGTTGGCGCCGTGGCCGCTCGGGTTGATACCGACTGGGCCGCCGCCGCCACCACCGCCGCCACCGGAACCACCGGGGTTGCCGCCGTTGGCGCTGGCAGTCGATCCGCCTCCGCCACCGCCACCGCCGCCAGGTCCTCCATTTGCTCCGCCCGGGTTCGAGACCCACACATTGTCTTGAGCGCCGTTGCCCTGGCTGCTTGATGCTCCATTCGCACCACCACCTCCGCCGCCTGATCCCGCCGTTGCAGCGCCCGCGCCGGAAGCTCCGCCGCCGGTTCCTCCGCGACCATTCCCGCCGGCGCCGCCTGTTGTGGTGGTTCCATTGTTTCCCGCCGTTCCTCCATTCGCGCCACCACCGCCACCGGCGCCCGTCGTCCCTGGTCCACCTCCCGCCTTGCCGTCACCATTAGGACCTGCGCCGCCGCCCCCTCCTCCTCCGCCCGTTCCCGAGCCTGCGCCGGATCCCCCAGCACCACCGCTTTGCTTTGTCGATCCTGTGCCGGATGCCGCCGCACCGCCGGCGCCTCCGGTTGCCGCCCCGACTCCTCCGCCGCTTCCACCCTTGGCGAGACAGGCTGTCGTTACGTTGTCGTCCTGCCTTATCGACGTATCGCCGCCGGCCGTGCCGGCGGTGCCGGAGGTCGTTCCACCGGTGCCCGCGCCACCTATTGCAATCGTTCTGCTTGCGAGCTGCGTGTATGATTGGTTGGATACCAACGAATACCCGCCGCCACCGCCGCCGGATCCGGAGTTAGTGTTGGCGGTTGGACACCCTCCACCGCCGCCACCCCCAACGGTCTCAATAGTATTCGAAGCGTTGTTCCAGTCCCCCGGGACCGTCCACGTGGTGCCCGAAGTCAGGAAGACCACAACACTCAGGACAATAGGAACCCGGTCGTTCGGCGTCTGGATCCAGAAGCGCCGCTGGACGTGCCCGTCGACCGTGAGGGAATAGGTGTGCCCGAGGACCAGGCCAACCGCAGCAACCGAAGCAAAGACGAAGGCCCGAGGCTTCCGGCGGCAGAGCCGCCGCAGCCGCTTCAAAGGCGCATGGAGCCAGAATCGGTCAAGTGGATCCATCTAGAGCCCATATTCGCGCCGCCGGTCCGCCTTCGCCTCTTGTTGCTCGAGCCACTTCTCTATGGGTCTGCAAACCCCTGCGGCGTGGCAGCTGGCGCACACCAGCTTCGCGCAGCACGTGCAGAACCCGCCGAGGTCCTCGGGCCTCTCCTTCGGCCGAACCTGCGTGACCCGCTGACAATGTGCGCACGTGAAGGTGTCCACTTCGTGGTCGCCCGCCGGGCCACTCGAAATGAAGACGCCGCCGGGATTTCTCATTGTTCCTCAAATAGGATGTTCGCCGACATCGTGCTCGCGTATGCAGCGGCTTTCGCCCGGAGGCAGAGTCCACTCGCCGTCGTGGCCGGGTAGATCAGCTCGGAACCAGGCGCCGCGAGCCACCGGACCGTGGCCCTCTGGTTCATCGCAAAGTACACCAGAAACGTGTTAGCCGTCGTGGTGGGCTCAACCGTGTAGCCCACCTTCCCCGTGGCCAGCGCGGCCGCGTCCGCAGGGTCCAGCGGGTTCGGCGTAAACGCGGTGCCCGTGCCATCCACCGTCATGCGGATGGTGTCGATCTCGAGCTCGTTGTCGGCCGGCGGGCTCCCATTCACGCCCACCATGAACTCGTAGAGCTTCCCCCGCCGGGCCGTTGCCCCCGCGAGGACCGCAGCCTGCGTCTTGAAGGTCGCAGCCAGGTTCTGCTGGTTCGCCTCTTGCGCTATCGCATACTTAGCCACTGGTCGCCACTCCTGTGATGAGCCCGTTCACTTGGTCGAACACGAAGTTCACCAGCTCCGACGGGCTAAGGCCCACAGCGATTCCATAGTCGGAGAAGCCGATCAGGCTTCCCACGCTAGTGTCGTAGACCACGGCCCACCTCCACACCGGGATGACTCCGCCCGAGGCCACGAGGACCGCGTTCGCGACGAACAGGCTCCAGAAGCCTCCCACCTGCGCGTTGCTTGTGACTGTCAGTGGCAGCCCGCCCGCCGGATACCCGTTGCCCGCCGGGATCTCGGGGACCTGACTGAACCGCGTCCACGTCACATCCGGCGCCGTGTTTGTCAACGCAAGCTTGATCGTGTGCAACCCTGGCGCATTCGCGCCATTCGCCATGTCGTACACGAAGCTGTTGAACGGGACGAGCGCGCTCAACCATCACTTCTCCAAGATCCAAGTGGCTACGCCAGCAGCCGTCACCTCGATCGCCCGAAACGTGTGGGAGACGGGCCCCGCACCGTACGCCACTGCGCCTCCCAGCAGCGTATCGCCCACGGCGCTGTTGATGGTCGGCGTCACGCCCGTTTTCGTGTAGCAGATAACGAGGTCGCCCACCTGGACCGAGGTCCCCGGCGGCAAATTGACGAAGGCGCTGCCCGTCACCTCGCACAGCGCATCATGTCCGCGGGCCAGACCGATCGACGTTGGGGGCGGGATCACAGCGGCCGTGGCCTGGTTCGCCCCCGCGCTCGCGAGCGTCCCGATGTGGCCCACTCCGTGGTCTTTCTTCCAGAATTGAGTCGGAGCCATCAGTCTTCCTCCATCGCTTCAGTCGCCTTGGACCACTCACCGGCCTCGACGACCTTAAACTTGCAGTTCTCGAGCTCCATGCAGCCCGGCATCTCGAAGGTCTCTTTCTTCCCCATTCGGGACCGCTCGGGGCCCCGCAGCGCCTTCACCTTGCCCTTCACCATCAGCGTCACTTCGTCGTCGAGGTCGATGTCGTCGACATCGTTCGCGTCTTTGAACTCAATGCGGGCCGTGGGCTTCGAGTCCATGGGGCCTCCGCCGATGAGAAGGGTCGTTGCCATCAGAGTGCCATTGAGACCTGAGCCGTGATGGTATCGTTCACATCGACACCCGCGGAGTCGAAGATGTTGATCTGAGCTCCCACCGGGATCATGAAGTTCGCCGGCAGAGGCACCGCGTGTGTGATGCCGGAGATCGCCGGAGCTACGCCTGCGGCCCAGTTGATCCCAGCGCCGCCACCAGCAGCAACTGCGTTACCATCAATGAACTCGTACAGGACGTTGTTGGCCGAGTCGAGCACTCGGAGCTTCAGCAGCCGGTTCCCAGCGGTGGCCGTCGTTGTGAGGTTCACCCTCACCACGTTCAGGAGCGCCGGGCCCGAGTTCGACAGGGTGAAGGTGCGGCCGGCTCCTGAGCCCAAGATGCCGGACGCAAGGAGCGTTTGGAGGTAGCGTTGCTGGGCCACTTCTCACCTCCGGTGAAAAGGGGGAGAGATGCCCGCGCAGGCACCTCCCCCAACCATCCTCATGGGCTCGTCTGCGTCGCGGCCGCCACGATCGCCCGCCACTGCACACCATCACACACGCACAGCCCCATCTGGTTCTGCGCGATGGCGCCAGCTCCGAAGGGCAGCGCGCCACCCACGCTCGTCTGCAGCGTGATGGCGAACGCACCTGCGGCGTTGTTGATGATGATGAACATCAGCCCCGCGCTCGCGGTCTCCAGCGGCAGCTTCACAATGCGCCCTGCCGTGGGCACCATCGAGATGATCATGGGATGGCTCGTGGTCAGCGTCAGCGCCGCATCGGGCTCGAACGCAATTCCACCTTTCATCCCGCGCCAGATCGTGGGATCATATACATCCGGATTCTCAAGGGTTGGCCGCGTCATGGCTGGATACCTCCAAGGTACTGACAGGTGAGGCCGCCCCGGTCCAGCTCAATTGAGCACTCCGTCTGGATGAAGCCCCGGCGGAGGTCCTCATCCTTGAGCTGCACGTCATCCTTGGTCCGCGTGTCCCGGCCCTTGAGCGTGACGTACGTGATCGAGGCGAAGTCCAGCACCCACATGCTATTAGTGTAGAGGGGGTGCCGGTTGAGCAGAGGATGGGACCGGAGGAGAATTCGGCCCTGAGGGAGCACCATCTCACGGAAGTTCATTCCGTAGACCTCAACCGGCCCCCCATAGAAGATCTGGCTGTTCGCGTCAGCCGCGATGATCTTGTTCAGCGCGTTGAGCGCCCCGTTCCCGACGAAGGCGATTCGCTCGTCTCCCGCCGGGGTGTCGAAGTTGAACACGGGGAACAGGTTGTCCAGCAGCTGGTTCCACGTCACACTCGAGCTGAAGACGACCTGCCGGGTCGTGGGCAGCTGCGCCCGAATCCCGTTCATCGTCCGCATGGGCTTGCCGTTGCTGCCCGTGATCTCGCTGACCCGGCCGAACAGCATGGACCACTCAATCGCCCTCGAGTGGTCGAACATCTTCCTCTTCTTGTCATTGCTCCAGGGGTCCCCGGTCCGGAAGAAGGTCATCTCAGCCGTGCCGCTGAGCTCGTAGGTGTCCTTGAAGATCTGGGTCTTGTTCGTGAACATGATCGGGTTGCGGCTGACCGCCTTCGGCGCGGCCGTGCCTTCGGCGTAGGCCGACGCGATCAGCAGCAGGCTCTGCCCACTGTTGATCGTCGCGGGCGTCGTGCCCTGAGCCCCGCGTGAGGCGGTGAACTCCGTGTCGGAGATCACGTTCTGAACCTGGATCACCTCCTGGTTGAACGTCGCGTTGTCCGTGGTGGGCTCCACCAGTAGCATGTCCCCGGGCTTGAGATGCGAGGCCACGCCCCACCCGGAGTCGAGGGTGGTCGAGGTCGGATCCACGCTGTTCACAATGATGTCCGTGGCCGCAGCCAGGAACGTCCCATTCACCGTCAGGCGGACAAGATCGTTCGGCTCATCCCACCAGTTGTACTCCGCGTCAGACACGGTCCGCTTCCGGACCTTACTCGTGAGCGCAAAGAGGGGAGCCGAGCCGTTTGGATTCAAAAAGAGGATCATCTCCCGGAAGTTCTTCGGGCGTTCATTTGCCCCGAAGTCTCCGGTTCCTCTCAGACCTGCTACCGCAGCCATCGAGACATCTCCTACTAGCCGTTGGGATCAAAGACCCCTTGGTTGTCATACTGCATGAGCTGTGCCATTACATCCCACTGATTGCGAGAACTCCGCTGAGGCGTCCCACCTTGGGCCTTCGCGGCCGCCGGCTGGTACGCCGCCGGGGTCGTTCGGACCTGCCTCCCCGGCATCTGGGGAGGCGGAGCCGCACGCGGAGCAGCCGTCGGCGCCCCCTGCAACCCCAGCATGACAATGGCTTGCGCCCCTGTCATCCTCACCATGTCAGTCTCCGCCATCTGCGGATTCATGGCTCTCACAGTCCGTGCGATTCGACCAACAAGCTGCCGGACATTCGGATCCGTCTTGTTCAGCTGCGGGTACTGCTGCCAGAAGCGGCCTTCGGCCTCCGTGTTGGCAGAGTGCGCCCTCAGCATTCCAGACACCACCACCGGCATCTGTTGGGCCACGGTCCGCATCACACTACTCACAGCGTTGATGTGAACTCGAGCCATCATCTGCGCGTACACCCGCTTGGGATCGGTCTGGAGATCATCCAGATCCTTATCACTGATGGTGTACACCCGATCAGCCAGAGCACTCTGAAACGCTCCAAGGTTCTCGTCTAGCTGCTGCGAGAGACTATGGAAAGTCTGATACGGATCCGGCTCTTGCTGCGCGGGCGCACCAGGCTGTGGTGGTGCCGTTGGCACCGCCGGTTGAGCCTCCGTGGGAACTGGTGCCTCCTGCGGAGGGACGGGCTGCGGCGCCTCGCGTGCCTCGACAGGTGGCGGTTCCGGCGTAGGCTCTCGCAGGGGGTCGGCAAAGCCTTCATCCCCTGGAGCCGGGACAAACTCGTCCTGCCCCGGATCTTCTGTCGCCGGCGGCGGAGCCTGGCCTTCGGCCTCGGCCTCTCCGCTCAGCTGGCGAAAAGCTTCAAGCGTCTCTTGGATCTCGTCCTGCGGGTCGCCCTCGTCGATCGTCCCGCTTCCCGCCGGCAACTCGTCCCGGGGGATCGGCGGCCGACCCGTCTCAGTCATCGTCTGCCGTCCACCCGCTGGTGTCGTCGGCGTCTGGGTCGGCGCTGCGCGTCCGTTTGGTGCCGCTGGCATTCTCAAGCTCCATGTCTAGTGCGCTGAGCGCACTGTCTGCCGCCTGGATGACGGACTCGGGGTACTTCTCCACGAGCAGGGCCATCCCAGTCTCACCTCGAATGAAGTCCACATTTTCGCACCCAGCCACCAGGAAGAGCTGCCCCTCTCGAGCCCGAACCTGTTCGCGCAAGAACGCGACAACCATCTGCCAGCCCGGCGACTCTGTCAACCCCCGCATCGCATCTCTCTGCTTAATGGCCTCTGTGCGCTGCTCGGACCTCGCATCCTGTATCCGCTCCACCTTGTTCATTGCATCACGGGCCCGGGTGCCTGCTGCCCCGTCGGGGCCATCGGCCCGACCATGCCCATGTTAGATCCCCTCTGCATCGGCGGCGGCGCGGCGCCGGCGCCGTTCCGGCGCCCCCGACCTCCAACCAGAGGCACGCTGTTCCCCTGCTGCATCGCGAGCTGGAACTGCTGGTCCGGCGTGATCTGGACTTTGAACTGGGTCACGTTCTTGAGGCCCGACAGCTGTGCGACCCACTGGAAAATGCCAGCGAGGTCGTATTGGGCCGCAATTTGCGGCATCACCATCACCCCCTGCAGCAGCTCCTTCCACAGCTGCGCCTGCGCGAAGCGATCGATCGGGAGGGTCCCATCGACTGGGATGAAGTCGTAGAAGCCGGCGATGATGTTCGGGTCCACCACGGCGAAGCCTTGCCCGGCGCCCGGGGCCAGATCGCCCGCGATCTTGAGCTTCATCTCCATGTCATAATACTGCTGCGAGTTCTGAATCAGGATCTGAATCAGCGGAGCCCAGCTGGCACTACTCATGTACTCTGCGATGGTCTTGAGCCTGTTGACGCCGAATGACGTACTGGTTCTGACCTCCGTGGCGGTCTTACGCCCACCAGTCGCCAACAGGCCCATGATTTGATCATTGACGCCGGCCGTCCGCTCCCCGATGCCGATCATCGCGGGCAGGTCCTGCATGTGCTCCCTGGTGATGTCGACGAGGGTCAGCTGACTCACGGGGAGTCGGGTATCCGTGCCATATGCTTCGGGTTTGAGTCGGATGACACCCCCGGGGAGCGGACTCAGCAGGTCCTTCATCACGACCCGGCTCGGGTCGACCACGACCTTATTATTCAAAGCCGCTCGTACGTTGTAGAAATGAGAATTGAGCAACCAGTCAATGGTATTCTGTATATCTGTAAGGACCGCAGGGTAACCTCGGGTGGCAAGCCCGTACGCCTCTGCGTCCATGGAGCATACCATATATGGATACTGGCAGTGATACGCCCCGAGTGGTTGCGCACCAAATAGAACCCCGTAGTTTGCCGTACAAGTGAAGACCCATTTCTCAGGGAAGTCGGACTGACTAATTCCCCATTCTCGAGGTATAATGTCGATGACCATCTCATACGCGTCGACCATCATAGGATGCGTTCTGAAGATATTCAGAACTTCGTTCCACTGCTGAGTCTGAGCGTAAGCTTCGGGGCGATCAAGAAGAGGAGAACCCATATCGGTGATAGAGTAGTCCTCGCCCTTTCCGGGACCAATCGCAGCAACATTCTGCTGCATGTACTGGCCAGCGCTGATCTTACGGACCACTTCATTCCATGGAATCTTGACTCGTCTGCCACAGAATTCCCCCTTCTGAAAGTTCTTCACCGGGTACCGGACGTCCCAGATGAAGAACTGTGGTTGCACGTTGTATAGGGTGTTGCCAGAGTACCTCCGGATCTGGATTGTCTGCTGCGTGTGGTCCCGTGTGGGCTGCCCGAGCATATCGGTGCCCGGCATGATCTGGGTGATGTTCTCGAGCCTCTCTTCCCAATACGCTCCCACCACGCCGAAGCCGTACTTCAGCGAGTCGTAGAGCCAAGTGTAGAGTATCGGGCCCATCTGGCCGACAAGCATCTGGTATTGCAGCAAGGCCTCCATGGCCTGGACTTGCTGCTGACCTTCCCCGTGCCGCCCGTCAACCTGGAACACGGGATTCCGGCCCATGAAGACCGACGTGAGGTAAGTATGTGCCGCCATGACGACCGCGTAGGAGTACGGAATCTGCATGGTGGTATATTGCGGGTGGCCGGCGTCCTCTCGGTCACTCTGTCGGATTGCATCTGCATCATCTGTTGGTAGGGCCGCTAGGACCCTCTCCTCCGCCTCTCTCCACTCGGTGAATTTCTTGCCCACAATGCGCTCCCAGAAGCGCACGCGGTCCCGGATCTCCTGGAGGATCCGCCGCTCCTGGTCGGAGCCATACCTGATGTTCCGCGTGAGGCCGGTCGTCATGGGGCCCCCCGCTCGTAGTCGAGCACCGGGATCCGCTCCTCGAGCTCCTTATACTGGTCCTCCAGCACCTGGCTCACTTGGCCCTTCTCGAGGCTGGCAACCACAATGGCCGCCGCGTTGAGCACATCGTCGTGGTCCCCGTCCGGGTTCTTGCCCGGGTAGTGGAGGAACTGGGAGATGAGCTCGAACTGGTTCCGCCGGATGTACAGCTGCCCGTTGCTGGCAGGGCCACTAAGGCCGTCGACAATGACGTCGAGCTTTCTCCTCTTGTCGTCGAATGGGGTGATGACCCAGTAGCGGCCCCTCGTTCGCATTGCTTCGCGAAGAAGCCATTCGAGGGTCTTCTGATAAGCCACGGTCTCAACAATGATCTTCCTCGGGTTCCACTTCAGACACAGGCTGAAGAACGTGTTCACGGTCCAGTTCGGCTCATGGCCCCTGTTCGCAATAGTCTCCAGAATGTAGTAAGCCCCGTCCCAGCGGCAAGCAACGACAAAGGCCTCATAGTCCTTCTTCGCAAAACCCTTAGCAATTTGCTGCTCCGTTGGAGGCGGGACCGGATCAATTGCCATCTCGACCCAGCGGCCGCCCTTGGGCGGCTCGGGCTCCTGCTCATCGATCCCGAAGTACTGGAGCCAATCGTGCCTGAAGGCGCAGTCCTCCGGACTGATGAGTTCAACTTCCTTCTCCTTCATCCAGAGGCTGAGCTTGTTCCGGGCGATGGCGCCCTTCTTGTCCCGACGCAGGGCGGCGCTCGGGTACCTGGCGGGCCACGCGGACTCTTGAAATTCCAGCGGGAGCCCAAGGGTCTCGGGCGTCCAGCAAGGGAACCTGGCACTCGTGAATTGCTCATCCTTCAGCGCCCGCTGGGATATGTCTTCGAAGTCCTGTGGCGTATTAAGGAGGACCATCTTAGCATCTGGGGCCTCCGTCTCCGGTTGCAAGCTGTCTTTGAGGTCAGCCAGAACCAGGTCCGCGATCTTCTCTCTCTGCTCCTTCGTAGCACTGTTCTGTCCATCGACCACATCGTCGATGATGATAAGGTCAGGGCGGTAATCATCGATGTTGATGCCGCGTGTGGACCCCGTGATACCGAGGGCGATGACCCAGACGCTGTGGCCTTCTGGGCCATGCTTGATCTCGATCTCCTCATCGGTCCACGTTCGCCCGGGCCCGAGTCCGAAGGCGGCCACAAGGGGCTTGTTGACCTCGATCTGCATCCGGAGCCATCGAACGCTTCGCCTAGCATGCTTTTCAGACTTCCCCACGTATACGACGGTTCGGCTGATACCATATGCAATTCGCTTTCCGGCATACGCCCGGAGCGTAGTCGTCTTAGCAAAGTCCCGAGGTAGGATAATGTTCGGGAAGCGAGCCTTCGGGTCATCTAGCAGATCCCACACCTTGCGATGGAGGGGGGCGAAGTCCTGGCGGAAGGTCTTGGGGAAGAACGTCTTGCAGAAGAAGAGGCTGTCGGTCGCGCCGAGGCTCACCATCTCAAGAAGAGATGGGGGAAGCCGGACCGCTCCCCCCTCTCCTCCGCCCGGTGACGACACGCCAACGTCGAGCACGGGCAGCTCGGCCTGCAGCTCACCACTCCGCAGGCCGTCTCCTTCGCCTGCTTCGCCTTCGGCGAAGCCAGGACTCACTATGGGCGGCGGGCCGAAGTTCCTCACCCCTTGCCCTCCAACACCGCGTTCACCATTCGAACCGCCTTCTTCTTCACCCGAAGGGTCCGGTTGACCCACTTCGTATGGAACTCGACCCAGCCCGGGCGGCTGCGGAGCGCGCGCTTGCGGTAGCTCTCGAGGTCCAGGATCACGGGACGTGAGGGAACCGCAGCAGGATTAACTCCGGGGCCCGCGGAGAGTTCAAGCCACCGAAGTGTTGGCTCCTCCCCACATACAAGTGCTGTGTCAAGGACGAAGAGATCAAGACCAGCAGGGAGGGAGTCGCACCGGCAACGAGTCCAACGAGAAAGAAAAACATCAGGACCAGGGTGCGGATCCTTGGCCTGCTCCTCCTTAACCACTGCAAAGCATGCCTCACGATTCTGTTCCATTCGGCAACGCCTCCAGCACCTCGGAGCGCAGCGCCCGCATCCGCGCGCGGGCCTCGGCCAGCTCCGTGGGAGTCACAACGCCCAGGTTGAAGTTGTTCACCGTGGGGGCCTGGCCCTTCTTCCCGCCGCTGTCGTAGCCGAACCTCTTCATGCTGATGTCGGCCACCTCGAGGAGAGTCGGGATGGGGAGCGAGTCGGCCTCGAGCTCAAGTCGGCGGTTCAAGGCGTCGACTGCCATCTCAGCTGCCGCCATCCCTTTGCTTCGGAGCTCGCCCAGGAGGTCCTTGCTCGCCTCGTTCGACCGCCGGGTCCAGTACTCCTTAAAGACGTCGGAGTTCTTGATGGTCGAGAGCCAAGCCTGGGTGCACCCAAATTGCGCAGCGATCTCGCCCAGCGTCAGCTGCGGGTTCGCGATGAGCGAGTCCGCCAGCCGCTCGTACCACCAGAGGATCTTGGCCGGAGGCGACATCAGGCGATCCGATCCGTTGGCCCGGGCACCGGCCGGGGCGGAAGCATGTGGCGCTCCGCCGCCGGGATCGGAGACGTGGGCAGGACGATCTTGAGCTGGATCTGAGACCCGGGGACAACGTAGCCGCCCTGCCAGAAGTTCGGGTTCCCTGTCCGGATTGTGAGGAAGACCTCAGGTTCGTCCGGGCAGGGATCCTGGAGCGTCGGGGTCTGGGCCTGGAGCTGCGTGCCGGGGGTCTGGCAGGGTCGGCCCTGGGGGCAGTCGACGGGCTCATCCCAGCGAAGCATGCTCGTCTGATCGAAGTTCGTCACGAAGAGACTCACCGTGACGATGCCGGCCTGCTGCTCCGGCCCCGGGGGGGCCGCGTCAGCCGCGGCGGTGTGGCGTTCCGGGTTCTTTGCTGCCATGGGCGGGAGCCTTTTCTTTCTGCTGCTGGTGGCTGCCCCCGGGGCCTTCGGCCCCTGGCGGGCGTGGGCCGGGCGGCCGGATGGGCGTCCTGACCGGCTCGAGGTCGATCGTGTAGACCTGGTCTTTGTTGCCAAAGTCAATCCCCTCAAGACTGTCCGGATCACTTGTCCCGACGGCGAAGAGGACCTCGGGCTCCACCGGATAGCCCAGCGGGGGCGGCGGAGCGTCGAGGACGAAGGCCATGCGGACCACCCGCACCCGGACGGCGCGCCCGTGTGGATCGCTCCAGCGGTCCCCGAAGGTGTCCTCGAAGGACTGGAGCTTTACGTTGAGTTTCATGGAAGGGGCTCCTTCCGCTGCGGGGCCTACGGCCCCCGGGCTCAGTAACCGCCTCGACCCTTCATCGCGCGGGGCATGTGCTCGAGGCCGCGGCGCTCGCCGGAGCCCATGTGGCTCACTCCGTGGCCCTTGCCGATGCCCGGCATGTAGCTGGCCTGGTGGTGCTTGCCCGGGTCGACCTTGTTCGCCGAACTCTGCTCCGGCGCGTTCTTCGTGTCGTAGCCTTTGATGCTCGAGTGGCCGCTGCCGTTGTAGCGGTGATGCCGGCCGCCGACTCTGTGTCCGCTCTTTGCCATCGGATGATCTCCAAGTTTCCCCTGCGCTGACTCCGGCCGAAGGCCGGGGGGCGCATGACGCGCGGGGCAAGCGTTGCATGGCAGGTGTAGGGGGATCAATGTGTTTGCACACAACTCCCCTTATGGGCGACCAGGGCTCGGCGGCGAAGTGGTTGGGCCCGAACGGGCCCGTGAGCCGATGGGGGGGACCGTAGGGGCTGAACATCGTTCAGACCACAATTTTGACAAAGTCGTGCCTTATTTCCGCCACAATCCTGAGCTATACTTAATCATGGTCGGGAGGGAATAGTCCCTCCGGACAAACGTGAGAGGTCTGCGCCATGCAATGGTATTTGCGTGAGGCTGGAGTCGTGTTCGCCAAGCTCGTCATCTTGGGCTTGACAGGGCTGTCAGCCTATGCTATATCTGAGGCAGTCTTCCCGGGACTAGGTACGATCGGCGTAGCCGGCTCGTACGCCGGGTGGATTTTGGCCAGCGACTAGTTGACTCGAGAGTGCCGGCGCGAGCCGGCCTCTTTCGATAAGGTCGCGCATACCCTGGACATATTTCAGGGCTCATGTGGCAGAAACGCAACAGGAACGGACACTTCGGGTAACGCGGATTTGATAATTGTTTCAGACTCAGGCGTGGACTTTTAGTCAAGTTTGAGCTATCATTCGGAATTCCTCGAGGGAATGGTCCCGCGAGGATACAAGGGAGCCGGGGCTGACGCCCCGGACAGCGACTATGGCTATGATCGAGACGACTGGGAATGGCAAGAAAGAACCCCGGACCGTGCGGGTGCAGAAAGTCTACATTTCTGCGGACGCGCCCAAGGGAGATGTTCGAGCTAGTGTGGAGTCCCTAATCCACACGGCCAGGCTCCACTTCAAGGAGAATGGCTATCTCATGGATCTCAATTTGCGAGCCATTGGCGAAGAGCATCCTAATTGGCTCTACGCCGCGGCCGCCTTCGGGGCCTTGACCGCAGCCGCCAACGCGGCGACTTCGGCCAAGTCGGAAACGGACACCAAGCCGGACCTCGAGGACATGATTTCTGCGGCGGAGGACCGATTCGCCATGTTCAGGGATGGTCAGTGGTCTGCAGAGGCCGCTGGGCCAAGGACGAACGACTTTGTTCTCGCTTACATTGAGTCGCGGCGAGCCGCTGGCATCAATGTGACAGAGTCGACCATCGAAGCTTTGCGCGAGCGCCTCGCGAATGAGTCGCTCACGCCAAAGAAGATGATGGAAGATGTCAAGGTCAGAGCCGCATATCAGGCCATCAAGGCCCGGAAGGCCGCAGAGCGCGCGGCTCAGGCTCAAGAGAAGGCCGAGGGCGCGAGCATCTCGACGGATCTCGACGACCTCCTGAACGCCTAACGGCGTTCAGCCGCCATCCCACTGAGCCCGCTTCGGCGGGCTCTTTTCTTTGCGCCCCGCGCAAAGGCTCGGGACAGAAATCAAGTCAGACTCCTTCGGAGCTCCAGGGCCGCGAATGCGGCCCCCCATTCGGGACATTTCGTGACATACGGGAGTCCGGGAGCACCCCCCCACGCCGGGGCACATCTCCCCTTGTATGGCGGCACACATCTCCCCCTATAGACCCCTTGACCCTTCTCTACCTTCTAACCTTATTTTTTTTTTTTTTTTACTATATATATATAATAGAGTCAAGAGAGGAGGTCAGAGGGAAGCGGGAGCCGAGACACGGACCTTGGCCTGTAGCTGCCCGGCGCGACCTTAATGCACACAAGGGCCCATGTGTGCAGGGCACAGACCCCCCCTGCTCCCGGACTCCCGAATCTCACGCCTTCTCCCGAATGAACGCCGTTCATCACATTCCCGCCACAATCATGTGCCATAATAGCTTCTTCGGACCAGAAATCCGCCAGCACTAGACGAGGAGCACTGACCATGGCAAAGCACAAAGTCGAGGCAACTATCACGCTCACCTTCGACACCGAGGTCGACACAGACGACCTCGACCAGTTCACTGAGAATGACAGCGATCTCGACGCCGAGGACTCTGACGCCGTCCACGACGTCCTGATGGACATCTATCATGATCCGGACCTCTTGATCGAAGTCCTCAACAACGAGTCTTTCCTCGTTGACAAGGTCAAGATCGAGGTCACGCACTCAAAGGAGAAGAAAGGACAGTAGTCATGCACCTCACTCACCACATCATCGCTCGCCAAGGCGAAGGCAAGCACCAGGACGGCCTCGTGAGCATACGCCACACGCGGACGCTCTACACCAAGACTGAGATCCACGGTCTCATTGACCAGCTCCAGTCCATCGCCCGGAGGATGCAGCCGAAGACCATCGCGGAAATGCTCCCAACCGTCACGCCTTTCAACTAGCGCCAACAGCGGCCGGCCCGCTCCTTCGGAGCGGCTGGCCTTCCTCTTTCGGAGCCCATGCCATGCGCACAAACATCATCTCATTCACAATCCGAGGTGAGATGTTCCGAGCCGACATCTCAAAGCTCTCACCAAAGATCCTACACCGAGCCGCGCTCTTCGGCCTCGAGACCACCCTGCGCAACGCCGTCTCCGCAAGCGGTGCAGCCGATCACGAAGCCCGGACTCTCGCAATCTCAAAGCGCCTCGACATCCTGCGCAAAGGCGAATGGAGAGAGCCCACGCCATGACCTACGACACCGCCCTCGTGCTCATCCTCATCTTCGGCTTCTACGCCTGGCTCATTGGAACCCTCCAACGATGAAAACGATCTACGAAGTTGAACTCATGGCCATCGATAAGGCTGAGATGGTCGAGCTCACAATGGACGAATCCCTCAACGTCTCCAAGGATCTCAAATACGCCTATGGCACTGAGTCCCCATTCGCCAAGGCTTTCAACATCGTCTACCGCAAAATCACAGAAGGAGCCAACACCCCGCGGTACGTAATCGTGAAGGTCGTGCCATGACCGACCGCAAATCTCAATCCCGAGTCAACCCACCGGAGCTACTCATGCTAGTCGACTACCAGGGCCGAGAGGCCGCCCGGATCGCCCTCATCTACGGCATCGTCCGGGGCAAGCGACCACTCACCGAGGACGAGGCAAAGGAAGTCCTCAAGCTCAAGCGCGCCATGTCTGACGAGGACAAGAAGGCCAAGCAGCCGGACTACAGCCTCGATGACTTCGAGAAGGAGTTCACCAAATGAACGAGCGGATCTCCAGAATGGAACTCGAGATCCTCCGACTCAGCCTCCGCCGGGTAGCTGAGGCCACCTGTGATCCCGACATTCTCCGTGAGATCCCACACCCCGACAGCGAGCGCGGATGGAGCCGCCTCTGCATCCACCTTATCAACTGGATTGCCTCCCATCAGAAGGACCACGCCAATGGACCCCCAGCACATTACGAAGATCCGCATGATCGCGGACATGACGACCCTCAGCCTCAAATACGCCATCGAGCTCTTCGAGAGCCGCCACCTCTTCGGAGATCACCAAACCACCCACATCCGCCTGATGCACAACCTTCTCACCAAGCTCGGCTACCAAATGGCCGAGACCCTGAACGTCGCAGCTGAAATGGAGGGACATAGCAATGAGTCTACATCCTCAACTGAATGAAGCCCTCGAGGAGACCAGAGAGGGGCTCACCACACACGCTGCCCGGCGTCTCAACGACCCCGACCGCTACAAGCAGATGAAGGCCCGGTTCGCCCTCAACGTCTTCGTGCCATTCATCGACTGGTTCCGTGACGAGGCCAGCACCGGCGAGATCGATCAAGCCGCAACCGCTGCAACCCGAGGCATCAGCCACATGGTCGCACTCCTCGCCTCCACCGCGGGAGACGACAAGATGGAGCGCAGCGCGAGCCTCATCTTTGCCACGCTCATGGAGGAGATGACACACTACATGGTCGAGAACAAGAAGGGCCGCCCCTGATGTTCGCCCCCGAGCCATCCTCCCTCACTCACATGGTGCTCCTGACCGCCTGCGCCGTCGCATCCTTCGTCGCTGTCAGTCTCGGGCTCATCTACTGGAGCTGGCTCACTATGGGAGCCGGCTTCATTCTCTTCTGCTACTATTTGAGTGAGATCCTTCGGGAGCTGCACTACCTGCTCCAAGCTCGAAAGGACAACCGCGAATGACCGCCCCGCGCTCACACGCCCCGAAAGCCGTCGAGGACGAAGTTGCCGCCCTCTGGTTCCGCGCTCCCCTCAAGCTCACCTTCGAGCTCAAGGCCAACGCCAACTACTACCGCCATCAGCTCTACTACGTCCGCAAGCAGATGGCCGAGGCCCATCCCGAGCTCAACAGCCTCGGCGTCTTCGTCTACCAGCAAGGCGAATACTGGATCCTGGAGATCAAGTCGAAGAACCGCGCGCTCCACCAGGCACTCGAAGAAGCTGGAATCTCAGCCGGCCCACCCCCCCTAGATGAGGACGCCATTCCATGAAGGATATGTCAGACTTCACCGTTAATCTCAGCTCACCAGTTCCAGCTCTCTTCCGAACTCCGAAGGAGCGCCATGAATACGGCCACCTCCTTGCGAAGAACCTCGAGCTCCAGCTCAAGGTAATGGGGATCCAAGTCAAGGTCATGTTCGACATCTTAACCCCCGAAGGTACTAGTGAAGGACCAGATGACGAGGACGTAACATCCCGTAATGCAAAGTGATGGAACTGAACACTGATCAGAGTTGACTTTTCTCCCCTTGTGTGCATAATTGCCACACCCTTGGAGCACCAGATGCCGGCTCACTCCCCCCAACACACCCCGAGCTGGCACATCGTCCCTGGTGCTCCAAGGGCATTTCGAAGCGAAGCAGACCTTAGGAGAACTAGCATGAAGACGTTGTGCGGGCTCTTATTCACTGGACTCATCCTCTGCCCCATTGCCGGAGCAGAGGCCAAGCAGACCCCGAAGCGAATCCTCGTGGTCAAGATTGTCAAGCAGAGCAGGCCATCATATGGCAGCTGGGAAGGCGGCACATATCTGCCCTCCGAGCGTGGAAATCCCCTGAGCAGCCCCAAGAAGTTCTGGGACTACAACGACCGCTGGCAGAGCGGAGGCTCGAGCCAGTAGTCGGCGCTCCATTGGCCCAAGTGGATGCACCACCGCTTGGGCCATATCCTCCCCGATGGTGCTCAAAGGAAGGTGAATCATGCGTCGCGATGTTCCAGCCGGCACACTGCTCCAGATCGACGGGATCCTTTGGGACAAAGCTCTGAAGGCCGGTCGAGCCGTCACCCTCATCGGTGCCGTCAGCAGCGGCCCGGGGACTCCCCCGGACCTGCCGCCCGACCTTCCTCCAATGCCAGGCGAGCCGCCCACGGAAGGCGTCAAGCCTCCCCCTCCAGGTGGTGGCTGGGGCTACCATCCCGAATATGGCTGGGGCTACTTCCCCGGCGGCGGCGGAAAGCCACAGCCCCCAGGAAGTGGCTGACTCGCCCAACTCTGGAGGCGGTTCTGCCGCCTCCTCTCTTGAAGGTCAACAAAGGAACACGCCACCAATGACCGCGAAGCCTTTCACCAAGATCGTGGACTATACGAAGGAAGAGCTCGAAGACGCAATCCTCGAGGCCGTGGAGCACGCCAGGAACCACGGCTTCGACTTCTACATCTTCCTCCGGGGCGCAGACGCCTATTTCGAGAAGAGGCACCGGAGGATCAACCCCGCGCAGACCCGCATCAGCAGCTGGCAAGGCGACCACAGCACAGGAGAATGGAAAACTCATGGCCCTCACCCGAAATCGCAACTTCATGGGCAAGAATCGCCCAACGAACGAGCCCAATCAGGCCGACCACATGGCCGACCTGTACAGCAAGGGACGGACCCCGTTGAAGAGGACCCGGGCGATACCCCAAGCCTCGGGTCACAACGTCCACGCGGCAAAGCCAAACCCGCAGAGCCTCCGGACGAAGTCCCAGGACCCGGCAGTCCAAACCCAGCGGTTCCCGATGGGCGGCGGAACCGTCCCAGGTAGTGGAGGCCGGGCCCCCTCAGAGCCAGCCGAGCCTCACATGCCCTCTGGCTACGATCCAACGAAGGTCTGAACCATGATCCTCACGCTCCAGCCCGGACAGTTGGTCGAGCTTGGCATCGCCTACCTCGACGAAACGGAGAGGCCAATGCAAGCGCCAGCTCTGCTCGACTACACCCCGCGCTGGACGCATGAGAATCCGGCAATCGCAACGCTGACCGTCGCCCCAGATGGCCTCACCGCTCAGGTCGAGGCCCAGGGCGCCGGCAGCGACCTGGTGCAAGTTGCCCTCTCCGTCGGCGGGCGCAGCTACCAGAGCGCCCTCCTCCTCAACATTCTCGCGGCCCCGCCGCAGCCGACCCTCACCCAGATCGCAATCAAACCTCTCACGAGCTATGAATGACAAGAGGACGTATCGGACTTGGCCGCCGTGTGCCCGGCCGGAAGAAGTACTGGAAGGTCACCCTCCCGGAATCTCTGGCGCACGAGATCGACCTCATGTTCTACGACTCAGGCAGCATGAGGATCACCTACGGCAGCCGCTCACATCTCGTGACTGCCCTACTCCAGCAATGGCTCACAGAAAGGAAGAGTGAAATCCATGAACGACGCCAACAGTTTGCCGGGCAGCCCGGCGGACCTGGAGCCCCCACTCCTCACTCCCCTCGAGAGCCCGGAGAAGCTGGACCCGGCAGCCCTGAACGCTCGCCTTCGAGAGGTCCAAGTTCTCCAGACGAAGAGGGAATTGGAGCCGTCGGAAATTCGGGAGAGTATCACTTTGATCCAGATCCTTCGTGGGACGATGTCGACGGCGGGACCGAAGGCGAAGCCCCGGGCAGCGAGGAAGCTCAGCTCCCTGGCCGACTTTGAAGCCAGCCTCGGCATCGTGGGAGGCAAGACCTGATGACGCCCGGCCTGCCTCTCTACGTCGACAGCTCCATGCTCTCGACTCTCCGCGCCTGCAAGCGCAAGTTCTTCTGGAGCACCATCCATGCCCTCTATCCCACAGGACGAAGCGTCCACCTCATCGCCGGAGCAGCCTTCGCCGCCGGAATGGAAGCCGCCCGACGTCTGGCTTTCACGGCGGGCAGCGATAGCTCGCATCAAGCTCTGCTTGAGGTCGCTCTACCTCCTTTCCTGCGAGAATGGGGAGACTTCGAGCCCCCCGACGCCAGCCCCAAGTCCCTCGTCAACACCTTTTCCGCCCTCTCGGAGTATCTCGAGCTGCACCATCCCCTCCGTGACGTCATCCAACCCCACATGAGGGAAGATGGTTCGCCCGCCGTCGAATTCACCTTCGCGATTCCCCTCGTGGAGACCCGCTTTCCACGCCACCCCTCAGGCGAGCCCTTCGTCTTCGTCGGCCGCTTCGACATGCTTGGCTACTACGGCTCCGAACGCCTGCCCGTCATCGTGGACGAGAAGACGACCTCCTCGATCGGCTACGCCTGGGAGAACCAGTGGAGTCTCCGGGGCCAGTTCCTCGGCTACGTCTGGGCTCTCCAGCAGCTCGGCTTCAGCGTTCACAACGTCGCGGTGCGAGGGATCGCGATTCAGAAGACTCAATTCAAATTCGCCACCGCCCTTCCCACATTCGGCCACCATCTCGTGGCCCGCTGGGAGGGGCAACTCATCAACGATCTCATCGACATCACGGAGACCTTCAAAGCATGGGAACCTAGGGCAACTGAGGAGAAGCTGGTCGAAGGCTATTGGGACATGAACCTTGCGGACGCATGCTCGTCCTACGGGGGCTGTGCCTTCACCACGCTCTGCGAAGCAAAGCGTCCCCAGCCATTCTTCTCCAACTACATCCGCCACCGCTGGGATCCGCTCTCGCGGAATCCCGTTACAGAGCTCACCTCCACACAAGGGAATGGAGACTCGAAATGCTCAAGCTGTCAACCGCTGCCGTGGGCGCCATCGGAGCCCTCGGAGCCCTCCTCTACGCTTGCCCGGCCGCCGCCCAGTCCCCCGTCGAGTGCATCGGAGACTTCGACGGAACCAGGGCCCGAGGCAACGTCAGGATGAACCTCGACTGCGCCTTCGTCCGGGGCCGACCCCGGGCCTCTCGAACCTCTCGTACACAGGTGCGGGTTCGACGCCCGGCCCGGGAGGAGGAGGTACTATACGAGCCCGGACCTCGCTACGGGCGCGCCCCCGCCCCCGCCTACTACGACTACGACGACGAGGAGGCCATCCTCCTCGAGCGTCCGCGTCGTCCAAGGGTCTTCATCGAAGCGGAGCCCTACGGCGCCTGGGACTGGTGCCCCCTCGGGTTCCTCTTCGGCAGATGGTGAGGTCATCACACGTTGGATCATCACATGGAAGAGCCCCCTCTCGGGAGAGCAATACTACTACCATCCCGACAGCGGGGGCCTCACCTTGTGGACGCCGGAGCGGAACGAGGCTCGGATCTTCAAGACCCGGTCCGAGGTGGAGACCAGCTTCCGCTGGCTCTCTCGCCTCGTGAAGCCCCAGATCGAGACGATCCGAGTGCGGCTCATCATGACCCCGGCCAAAGGCGGCTGAGCCTCCCTTCGGGAGGCCCACCATGATCTACGTGTTCGGTCCCAGACGATCACCGACTTGCAGAGATTGCTGGGACGATCTCTGCACAATGAACTGTGGTCCAAGCCGTGGAGAAATACAAAGAGAAGCTAGTCAAGCGCCACGTGATAACGTGGTTCAATCCCGCGACCCAAACTCTGTTCTTCTTCCACCTGGGGGATCACGGGCAGATCGGATGGACAACTCGCCAAGACGAGGCGAGAATCTTCCGAAGCAAGGGAGAGACTGGCCCGGCGCTCACCTGGCTCCGCCAGTTCGTTCGACCAAAGGTCGAAGACGTCAAAGTAAAGGAGAGCATACCAGTGGCAAAAGCACACCCCGGCTTCAAGGCCGTGCAGAACAGGATCGCCCGAAAGCAAGGCGTCTCCCCCGCGCGGGCGGGAGCGATGCTAGCAGCAGGGACTCGGCGCGCAAGCGCCGGAGCGAAGAAAGCCAACCCCCGACTCAAGAGAGTGAAAGGCTGACCCATGGCAAAGAACCCAATCACATCCCGCGCCGCCCGAAAGGAAGGCATCACGAAGGACCGGCCGGGCTTCCAAGGCTTCGCGAAGGGTGGGGCTGCGGCGCGGCCCCGGCCGCCCAAGCGCCCGAAGCGGGGTCGCTGATGTGGCGAATCGTCTCGCGGAAGCCGAACCGGCCCCACGTCTACCTTCGGGTTCCTCGAGACTCCAACGATCTCCTGGGCTGGGTCACCTCCCCGGGGGCGGCCACGACCTTCGCCTCCAAAGCCACAGCCCTCGAGTTCGCCCACCACTTCCAAGGCACCAACGTCAACGCCAAAGTCGAAAGGCTCGGAACCCATGCCTCCACGCTCAAAAGCCCAAGCGCGCTTGATGGCCGCAGCAGCCCACACTCCAGGGGGCTTCGGCGGCGTAAGCCAAAAAGTCGGGCGCGAGTTCGTGCCGAAAGGATCGCACATCTCAAAGCGGCTTCCGGAGAAAGTCCGGAAGGGGAAAGCGGGGGGCTCTAAACGAGGGAGGAGGTAGATCGTCATGAAGAAGAAGTAATGTCAGTCGGAGCCCGAGGCAGAGCTGCCGTTGTCACGCCCCGGGCTCCCCCCCGGCCGAAGGCCGGCGGCCATCGCATTTGAGGGACCATCACCATGTCAATGTTCACCAAGCCACAGAAGCGAACCAGCCGCCTCGCCGAGGCCCTGGCCGTCTCCTCCGCCAAGGAGCACCTCTTCGACCTCCCGGACTACCTTGCGAAGCTCATCGAAGACTTCGAGGCCCGGGACGTCCACCCCGAATACCGCCAGGACGTCTACAAGACGCTGGCCGCCGCCGTCAACGTCTGCCGGACCGTGATCAACCCATCCTATCCCGCCAAGCCCGCGATCGAAGAGATCGGCCAGCTCATGACCATGCTGCCCCGAATGCTGCTTCACCTCACGAACCGGCCCACCACCACGGGCTGGGCCATCATGATCCCGCACACACGGGAGATCTTCCCCTCCGTCTACAGCACCGAGGGCGAAGCCCAGGCTCAGCTCGCTCAGCTCCAAGCCTTCAGCCCCGCGATCCGCGGGAACATCATCCCGGTGCGAATCACGAGCGAGCATGTCTCGGCGCCGGAGGCCCCGAAGCGCCTCGTGGAGCCCCTCCTCCGGCCCGACCGCCCTGCAGCCCTGGCCTCCGACGATCCCATTCCCCAGGGCATCCGGCCCCCACGCCAGCTCAGCTTCGAC